CTTTTGGAAAAGCACCGCCTGTTGGTGGAAAAATATTAGTGACATATAATGTAGTTTCTGGACCAGATGCAAACGGCTCTACTACATTTTCTGCGATAGGGTCTTTAGTGGTAAACAGTGTTAGTTATAACATTAGCGTTGGTACTCAAATAGCATCACATTCTGGAACAGACAGAGAATCTATTGAGACAATTAAAAAACTTGCACCTATACAATTTTCTTCTCAGCAAAGATTAGTTACACCTTTAGATTATAAAGGTATGATATTATCTAAGTTTCCTACTGTTACAGACGCAGCAGTTTGGGGTGGAGAACAGAATATTCCAAAAGATTATGGAAAAGTTTATATGTCATTAAAGTTTCCAGATGGAACCAGCGATGACATAAAAACATCTACACAAAATCAAATAAAAACATCGTTTACTGATAATTTATCCATTATGTCTATAGGCAACGTATTCATAGAACCACAAATCACATATGTTGAAACAACCACAGAATTTTATTATAATAATGGTTTAACATCATCAACATTATCAACCTTAGAAACATTAGTTGATAGTTACATTTCAACATATTTTACAAACAATTTAGGTAAATTTGAAAATAAATTTAGAAGGTCTCCATTACTAACAGGTATTGATAGTGTTGATCGTTCCATATTATCTTCTAAAATGGATATTAAAGTTCAACAAAGATTCTCACCAATTTTAGGGAGCATCAATTCATATTCTTTGAATTTTCCAATTCCGTTAGCATCATTTAACGATACTACACATACTATACAATCTTCACAATTTGTTTATAGAAACAGCGTTTGCATTTTTAGAAATAAGTTATCTTCAAATAAAATAGAAATTTTTGTTCCCGCTACTGGAACTATTCTTGAAACTGGCATAGGTTCATATGATAATCTTAATGGCGTACTAACAATTAATACCTTTGCTCCAACATCCATTGTTGGTGGCTTGTCAGAAATCAAAGTATCAGTAGTCCCACAAGATCAAGCAGTCATATCCCCTTTAAGAAATTATATCCTTACATTGGATACGGGTGCATCACGGTCTTATGGAAATATAGAAAATACAGACCAAAAGATAGTATTATAAAATGAAAGAAAATAGAATTGATCATATCATAAAATCTAGTTTGGTAAAAGACATTTTGCCAGAATATTTTGCTAGTTCTTATCCAAACCTTATAACATTTATAGAGACCTATTATGATTATATGGACTCTGATGGTCAGTTTAATGATGTTATCAAAGACTTATATGATATTAGAGATATAGGAACAACTAATCTCTTATATATTGATAATATGTTTAAAGAATTTGCTTTGGGTATGGGCCAAGAATTTTTCAATGAACCAAGAGAAGTTTTAAGAAACTTTGCAAAATTTTTTAGAGTTAAAGGTTCACTGTACTCTGCGAAAGGATTTTTCAGATCATTTTATAATGATAATACTAGTGAAATTATATATCCTAAAAAGGATTTATTTATGGTTGGGGATAGTGCTTCTGAAATCGGACCACACTCAACAAAAGTAATTCAAGATGGTGGAGTTTATCAAGTACTTTCGGTTCTAATTAAATCAAAAACATCACTTGGAGAATATGAAGATTTTTATAGAAAATTCGTACATCCAGCAGGATTTCATCTTGCAGCAGAAATGGAAATTAATACTGATAATTCAGTAACTATAAAGTCGGAGACTCCAACACCCACAATTGATCCTGATCTGGCAATAGAGGATTCAAGTCATAAATTTTCTATGGAACATATTCCTTTAAGTTGCACTGCGATTGTGCCTTCTGGAAACTGTGTTGTAATAGAAGCGCATCATAGTGGGCACTCATTTGATCCAGATAAAATTCTTTACATAGATGACTCGTCTGGAATGTTGGAGTGGGGGTTGTCGTATGACGCTTCTATTGGTAATATGTATGGGCCAACTGGATTTAGTCCAAGTCTTATTACTCATGAAAGAGTAAATAGTAGACCATTAACAAAAATAAAATCATCTATAGATTCAGATTATTATTCATCTAGTAATCATTTTAGAAATTATAGTTTAGACAGTATTAATATCGGAACACTTACTGTTCAAAACTTTTGTTTTCAACATGGGGCGGCAAATGCTCCTTACGATAGCGTAGGAAATACTATTAATTTTCCATCACCAAGATATAGAACAATTAAAGAGTTTTGTGACTGTAAAGGTGATTCTAACTATATAAATACAAAGTATAGCATAGGTTCAACTCTTATAAGTGATATTAAGGGAAAAACAATACAGCAAACTAAGGACGCTTTAATCTAAAGTAGGAAATAATATGGCATCAATTGTAACGGAAACCCTCAAGCAAGAACTAATTCAACCAGTGTTGAAAAATATTACTACTGGTGTTAGTCCATCTTTTTATCTAGGATTATCAAAATCTCAATCTTGGGGTAACGGTGGTGATTTAGCACCAGCACCAAGACAAGATGTTGATGAAGAAAATGATTTCCGAAAAGGATTACAGAGTATAATAAAAATCAATTCCGCATCACTTGTTGTTAAAAGACAAAATTGGACAAGTGGTGTGACTTATGCTCAATATGATGATGAAAGAACTATGAATCAATATGATTCTGATGGCATTCCATATTATGTTATGACTGATGCTCAAGATGTTTATATTTGTTTGGTAACAGGTAGAAATTCTGTTGGTGCAACAGTACCATCTACTATAAAACCAACTGGACAAAATAATCATGTAATTGGCACATCCGATGGATATAGATGGAAATTTTTATACAGTGTCTCTCCTTTAGAGGCTAATTATTATATGACCCAAGATTGGATGCCCATCAGACACATAGAGAGTGTTGACTCGAATTCAACTGGGGCTGAGAATAAACAATACGCTATCCAACAAACCGCAAGACGTAGCGAAATTACTTCATTTATTGTAGATAGTGGTGGTTTAAATTATACAGATTCTTGTAGGGTACAAGTCAATGGTGTACTTGACGGCAACATATTGGTAACAACTAGTGGTGGTGTGATAAAGAAAGTAATGTTTGCATCAGACTCTAGCACCTTCCATACCCAAGATGATTTAGATGGTGCAATATTAACAACTATACATGGTACAGGTTCAACAGCCTCAATTAGACCTGTATTTTCAAATGCAAGAGGTATTGGTGCGAATGCTTCTGTTGATTTACGTGCTAAGTCTATAATGATAAATTCAAAAATTACTGGAAATCAAACAGACTTCATAACTGGACAAGACTTCAGACAAATTGGAATTATGAAAAACTTAAAAGATTCTCATGGATCAACTGGTAAACACTTTAATTCCAATTCTGGAAATACTCTATATCAAATGAAAGTAACACCAAGTGTGGGATTTACTAAAGATAGATATGTTGTAGGTGCTACGAGTGGGGCGAGAGCATTTCTTGACAACGTAGTTGATAGCAATCTATTTTATCATCAATTTGATTCAACGGGCTATGTTTCGTTTGTTGATGGTGAAACTGTTAATGAAGATGGTGGGTCTGGAAGTGGAGTCATATCTTCCAACTCTTCTAAAATTAAACCAGAGGTACATCCAAGGTCTGGTGATGTTTTATACATAGATAATAGAGCAGCGGTGGCTAGAGTTGCCAATCAAACTGAAGATATTAAAATAGTTATTAAACTAGACAATTGTACTTGATAGAAAGAAACTATAATGGTTAAGACATTCACCACAAATACTTTTGCAAATGTTTATAAGGATGACTACGATGAAGATAAAAGTTTTCAACGTATCCTCTTTAACAATAAAAAGGCATTACAAGCAAGAGAACTGACTCAACTCCAAACGATTATCCAAGAAGGAATCAATCGCTTTGGTAAAAACATCTTCAAAGAAGGTGCAGCAGTTTCTGCTGGTGGTGTTGCAATTAATAATAGATACCGATTTATTAAATTAGATACATCTACAAATGCGCTACCAGCCAATTCAAGTTCTTTAGTTGGTAAATCCTTTGTAGGACAAACTTCTGGAGTAACTATAAAAATATTAGAGGTTGTTTTAGCATCATCTCCAGACCCTGACACATTATATGTTCAGTATACAAATACACTTAGTGGCACATCCTCAACTGAAACTATTAATATTTCTCCATCAGAAGAATTAGTTGAGAATAATGGATCAACTCGTTTGATAGTACAAACAACTAATACAGCAATTAATCCAGCATATGGTTTTGGGACCAAATTTTCAAGTGGAAATCAAGACTTTTTTACACAAGGTTTTTTTGTTCACGCACCTCAACAAGAAATAATACTTTCAAAATATACCAATGATATTTCAAAGGTTGTTGGCTTTAAGGTAGAACAAGATATTGTCACAGTAGATGACGATGTTACTTTATATGATAATCAAGGTAGTGTCCCAAACCAAACTGCACCTGGTGCAGATAGATTTAGAATTAAATTAGTACTTACGACTCAAGACCTTATAACATCAGGACAAACATTCGTATATGTTGCCAATGTTGTGAATTCAAAAATAGCAGAAAGAGTTACTGGATTAGATCAATATAATTTAATTAATGATTTAATGGCGGTTAGAACAAATGATGAGTCTGGAGATTACACAGTTACACCGTTTTTCATAAGATTCGAGGATAGCGCATAATGGCGAATATTAAACTAAGGGTTTCTCCCGGTAAAGCATATGTTAATGGTTACAAGATACAGAAAAATCTCCCTACATTTTTATCTGTAAGTAAATCAACCACAACTGAAACTGTTACAAACGATAGTGTTGGGGCCGCATATGGGCATTATGTTATTATTTCGGTTTCTGGTCTAAAAGGTATTCCAAATATATCGGAACTTGGTGTTGTGCATATTAAGGATAGTGTTGATTGGGGTGGTAATACTGTTGGTAGTTGTAGAGTTAGAGCAATTGAAAAGTATGATGAAATAGTAGACTCTTCTGGTGTTGCTTTGGTGGCGTATAAACTTTATATTTTTGATGTTCAAATGAACTCTACAAAATTCTTTTCCACTGACGCAAAAAGTATTGGTTTAACTACTAGCGATTATGCTAATATATATCAACAAAACTCTAGGTCTATTATTCATGGTGCAAACAATAAAGGACTTCTTTTTTCAGTATCAAATCCAAGAGCGAAAGCGGTAACAAATTTATCAATTTATCAGCAGAAGAAATTTGCAGCAACACTGTCTGCTGGTTCTACAACATTAACATTCACTTGTGCATCCGGTGAAGTTTTCTCTGATATATCTGATTGGATTGTATCTAATAGTTCTGGTACTATTCAATCGCATGGTGTGACTAGTGGAAGCCTTAACTCTTCATCAGCAACAGTTAATAGTTTAGTTGCTACTGATACAAGTGTAGATGAAACATTCACGATTATTGCTTATGTTTATAAAGCATCTGCCACTCTTGCACCAAAAACAAAACAAACTGGAACAAGAAATTATACGGTTGCTTGGACTGCTGGTGCTACTAATGTTTCAGTGGATTTAAATGAAGTTGATATTATATCTGTTCCAGAAATTAGATATGGTGATGCAACTGGTGATATTATTACTGATAAATTTATATTGGATAATGGGCAGAGGGATGCCTTTTATGAAACTGGAAAATTAAGATTAAAAAATGGTCACTCTTTAGATAACACTACAATTTGGGTTTCATTTACATATTTTGAACATGGTCAAGGAGATTACTTTGCACCTAATTCCTATGTTGGTGCTGGGTTTACTTATGATAATATTCCAACATATGTTATGGAAGATGGTTCAGAAGTTGATTTAAAAGATATTATTGATCTAAGACCATCTAAAGGTCAAAGTGGTAATAATTTTACTCATTCGTCTGCAAGAGTTCCAGCAATTCCAAAACCAATATCTCTTATGACAGGAGATATTGAATATTATTTACCAAGATATGATAAGTTAATAATTCAACAATCTGGAGAATTTAAGTATATTGAAGGAACTCCATCATTTGAACCAAAATTTCCAGATGTTCCATCAAACTCTATGGAAATTTATCGCGTGAGGGTTAATCCATACACATTGAATAGTAAAGATTTAACTTTCAGCATGATTGAAAACAAACGATATACTATGCGCGATATTGGTAAAATTGATAAGAGAGTGGATGACTTAGAAGAACAAGTAACACTTTCTTTACTTGAAGTTGATACTAAAAATATTCAAGTGTTTGATGAAAATGGAAACCCTAGAACCAAAACTGGTTTCGTTGCAGATAATTTCTCTGATCAAAGTCATATAGATGTAAAAAATCAAGAGTATAGAGGGTCAATTGATCCCCAAGAACAATTTGCAAGACCAAAATTTAGCGCGAATAATATTGGCTTAGTTTATGATGATGCGCTTTCTACTAGAACTACTATAGTTGGTGATAATATTTATTTAGATTACACACATGCTGATTATTTAGAACAGAGTTTGGCATCTGGAACTGAAAATGTTAATCCATTTATGGTTATAGGATTTAGAGGGCATGTTAAAATGTCTCCAGCCAGTGATGATTGGAAAGAAATTGAATATCTCGCTGATAATATGATTGATGGTGGTACAAGACTTAATACTGATGCAGCAGTTCTTTGGAATGAATGGGAATGGAACTGGGGCGGCTCGGACCTAAATGGGCTTGAAGTTGGCGCACAAACATCACAATCAAATGTCACAGGTGAAGAAGCATTTACTGATGTAAGTCAATTTACTACTCGCAGTGGAGCATTTGGTACAAGTCGTAGACATTGGAGAAGAACTACTACAGGAATTGCAAGAACGAACACCACAGTTGTAAATAGGATTGTTGGAAGCAGTACTGTTAATGAAGTTGTTGGAGATAGACTCGTACAATGGGCATTTATTCCATTTATGCGTTCTAAAATGATTTTTTTCAGAGCATCTGGTCTTCAACCAAATACTGAAATGTTTGCATTTTTTGATGGGGTCTCTGTTGCTGATTGGGTTAAGCAAGAATCATTTAATTCGTATAACTCACATAAACAAACAGAATATGGTAACAGTCAAGTTAACTCAACATCTCATCCTAATACGTCATCCAAGTTATATAGTGATGGAAATGGTCAAATTGAAGGATCATTTTTCATTCCAAGTACAAATGCTATTAGATTTAAAACTGGTAGTGTAGAATTTAAATTAACCGATATAACAAGCATAGATGATAGTAAAGCAATAACCACTGCATCTGGAGTATTTACTTCTACTGGTATATTGGATACCAGACAAGAGGATGTTGAAACAACTAGAGTATTAGAAGTTGTTGGCACATCATCTGAAACTGTTACCAGAGAAGTCACTGGACAAAATACTGTAAGAATTGATCCGCTTGCACAATCATTTACAGTTCATGAACAAACTGGAGTATTCATTAGTAGAGTCACATTGTACTTTAAACAAAAAAGTTCTGATATGCCTGTTTGGGTTCAAATAAGACCAATGGTAAATGGTTATCCATCTTCTGACGTAATTCTTCCTGGTTCTCAAAAACTACTAACATCTGCTCAAGTCTCTATAAGTGCTGATGCTACTGTTGGAACAGTATTTACGTTTGATGAACCAGTTTATTTAAAAGGTAATAGTACTGACTATGTTATAGTTTGTTTAACGGATAATACTGATTATTTACTGTATACTTCAAAGGTTGGTGAATTCGTTTTAGGTACTACAGAAGAAAAAATAAACAGACAACCATTTTTAGGATCACTATTTAAATCACAAAACAGTGTAACTTGGGAAGCAGCGCAATGGGAAGATATGAAATTCAAATTGGAAAGAGCATCTTTTGATACAACTGGCGGCATCGCTACTCTCAAAAATGCCAATGTTCCTGTAAGAGTTTTAAGTAACAATCCTATTACCTTATTTGGTAAGGGCGCACCAACATCAGTTATTGATAAAACAACAGTTAAGGTAAATGCTCCTAATCACGGTTTAATTGTTGGTGATAGTGTTGTAATATCTGGAGTGGTCAATGCAACATACGGTGCTGCTATTAATAATGGTGGAACAGCACATACTGTAACAGAAG